AGGACTTCGGAAATCCTCTTCATTGACAAATGGTATGAGCCCGACGGAAACAAAGTCGGGTTTAGAGAGTATGGCACTGAGGCCCGAGGTCTTGATCTGTCTACCACCACCTGTCAATGCGCCCATCCTGGGCATCCGCTGATGCGCTCAGTATAGCGCCAAGGAGAAGGCATTGAAATCAAATTCAATAACCAACTTAGGTAACATAGCATTCAAGCTGTTGAGTTTTTGTTGTGTAGCAATGGTAATAACTACTGTGACCGTTCACAAGTTGGACGAGCTCAAAAGTACAAATGAAGTACAGCGTCAAGGATTCATCAGCGCCGCTGAACGCACTCGCCAGCTCGAGTGCTTGACTCGCAATATCTATTGGGAAAGCGCCAGCGAACCTTTTGAAGGCAAAGTGGCAGTGGCCCAGGTCACTTTAAATCGTGTAGCTTCGGGCAAATTTGCTTCGGATGTTTGCGGTGTGGTCTATCAAAAGAACGTGGTGTATGACCGGGTCATATGTCAGTTTTCGTGGATGTGTGATGGTTCAAGCAAGGTGCGACCCATCTATCCAGCACAGTGGAAAGAATCTGAGGAAGTGGCAAAGAAGGTCTTACTGGAAGGTTTTAGACTGCCCAGTTTGAAAAATGCTCTGTACTTTCATGCAGATTATGTAAACACCCAATGGAATAAACCCCAAGTGGCCAAATTTGGAAGGCACATCTTTTATGCGGACAAAATATGATAATCAAATTAGAAGAATTATTGACATTTGCAAGGACCTGGTTAGAACAGCACTTGCCCAAAGTAAGTGCTGAAACCCTAGGCTGGTTGGCCGTGATCCTGATACATGCGGCCACTATACCAACCCTGTTGGCACTCTTGACCGGACTTAGCGATCGTACACCCAATCTGGACTTGGTCTTGTTCATGTGGGCCGGTCTAGTGCTCTTGTTCATGCGGGCAGTGGTGCTGAAAGATGCACTCAACATCATCACAATTGGTGTGGGTTTTATCACACAGGCTGTGCTGATGGCCATGATCCTGTTCAAATAACAGGTTGACCCAAAACTCGTATTTTGTTATAATAGTAGTATGAATAACAAATACGGGTTTTCTTATGACAATGCACCTTGAAGGGCCATGGTTAAGTACTACCGGTAAAAAGCGTGGTCCAAAACGCTGGGCGTCAGCCGAGGCTAAAAAATTAGCACAACAACGACAAGCCGAATGGGATCGCAAGCTGGTAGAGTTTGAGAAGCTAACTCCACGCTTCAGTACCGGCCCCTACAATGCACCCAAGAAAACCATGAAGGATTTTATGCCCCGAACACCCCCGGGTCGTGAAACTGTCGCAGTGCCCAGTCAGGACACTGGTTGGGTACCTTGTGTAAAAGTCAAGGACAATACCTATACCGGTAGCAAGGTCAAAGGTATTGGTACCATGCACAAGTCAAATGGTGTTCCTATCTTTAGCGATGATGAAGCCAAAGATATTTCTAGTATGCGGAGATAATATGACTACCGTGGTCGCTGAATTGAATCTGGATTCATTAGGACTTACCTTAGAACAATTTGCTGAATTTGCCAAAGATAATTTTTGGTATATAAAGGAACCCAAGGAAGAATGGTCAGCCTACATTAGAGATTTAACAACTCCATGGAAAACTTTTGGACCATTAAGCACTTGGAAAGAAGCAACAGGCCCATTTAAACCAGGTGTGTATGCCTTGGTATATGATCCTGCCGGCACAATTGATAATCCTATTTTAAGTAATCAAACCATACTGTTTGGCGAATCTACTAGACCGGCTTATCATAGATTATATGCTCACGTGGGCGCACTTCGTGGCAAATCTACCAACATGAGCGACAAATATCGCAGACACCTGCCGGTGATCAATGAGCATTTTAAAATCGCCAATTTACGCAACGAATTAAAAAATGTTCGCATACTGTTCAGGCCGCACGAACTCACGGATCCAGACTGGGCCGAAGATCAGGATCACAGCCGTTTTATGGAAACACAGGCGCACGCCATGTATCATGCTCGATGGGGATATTTTGCACCCGGCAACACAAGAGACTTAGCTTCTGCTTATGAAGTTGACCGTTGCCGAGAATTTTTGCAAGAAAAAGGTTTTGAAGTATTTAAAAACCCTTCTCTTTTTCCTTTTTAATTTAACTACATAGAAATAATATGAAAATAAGCACATCCACTGATTATCGTATCAATCCACATATCCCGCATCCAGATGATCGTCCAAGATGCAACGTACGAGGCTGTAAGCATCCTGTAAGTATATCCTGTACCAAAAAAGATGGAACACCATATTATCGTGCCAGTGGACTATGTGGAACTTGTCACGGAAAAGCTATTGCAAAAAAATATGGGGTTAAACATGCCGGTGAAATTACAGCTCAGCGCCAGGGATATAAAGGACTATCTGAATATCGAAACAGTACACATCCCTACAGGCAATACCGCAAAGATTATTGCGAAAATCGTGACGGTAGGTTGGGCTACACCTGTCGTGTAAAAATACGTATTCCTTTACAATTAGAAGTGGATCATAAAAATGGAAATCCCAAGGATAATCGTCCGCGAAATCTACAAACTCTATGCTGTATGTGTCACAAGTATAAAACCCATACTCACGGTGATAGCACTACCCCTGGCAGAAAATCTTTAAACCTTAAAACGTACTAAATAAACTGAGCATATAAAGGAAACTGGTAACCAATTGTCAAAAGAAGATGTAATAAAAATGGAGGGTGAAATTGTTGAAGTCTTGCCCAACACCCAATACCGAGTTCAAATTGAAAACTTTGAACGACCAATTTTAGCCAGCCTAAATGGTCGCATGCGTATGAATAATATCAAGGTTCTAGCCGGCGACTTTGTAGAAATAGAATTCAGTCCTTACGATCTCAACCGCGGCCGCATAGTGCGCCGCAGATAAATTAAAACTCAAACGTTTCAATAAGATATTTGGCCGCTGAATCATGTGCGGCTTTTTCTGCATGGCCGCCATCAATGTTGAATTGTTTTTCTTTGGCCCAGTGCAGGAATCCGTGTCCTTCAAACAGCATCACTTTATTCCAGTTTATTAGATTTTTTAACGGACCAATGTACTCGTCTGGATCGCTCAACAAGGTACTGTGTATAACATCATCGTAGTCGAAGGTAAACACATAATCTATGCCTTGTGTTTTTAAAAATGTCTGCGTCAGTACTATTTCTTTCAAGGCCGAATATACCGGGGTATATTCCCAGCGGCCTGGACCCTGATACCATTGTTCTTCAAATCCGGCACCGGGCTTGTAGGTCGCCATGCTGGTGGTCATCCAACCATGTTCAGTTCTAAATTCTTGACGTATGGTGGTGGCCCAGTCAATCAAGACCAAATCGCCTGGTTCGTAGGTCTGGCTTATTACGGTACGAGCCAATTTGTGATTGGAATTAAGTGGCTTAACACGACTTACATATTCACGTCCTAGATATTGTGCTATCTGTGCCGGAAATGCGAAATCATCTTTTATGGGACTAGAGCCGTAGGCAATTAATCTACTCATACTAATACCTTTCGTTTAACCAGCTACGAGAAACTTTTCCAATTGGCGGGCTCACTGGAATATGTTCAACCTGTTGCAACAGTTGTGGCCAACAGTATTGACCCAAGCTCACTAGAAAATCTCTAACAGTGTGCGTATCAGCTGTGCCAGTGTACAGGCATTTTACTGCGTTTGAGCCAAACACTACACAGTCGCCTATGTCCGGAACAGCCCTGCGCAGTTGACTTTCTAAACTGGCCGGATTCAGTTTGATACCGCGAACATTGATTTGATCCTTGCTACGCCCAAGAATACGATAATAACCAGCTTCATCCTGCTCGGCCAGATCGCCGGTGTCAAACCAATCAGTATGGCATACAGTGGGTCCACGCAACCACAAGTGTTGGCTACGAATTTCAGCTTCAACTCCATCTGGAAGACCCACGGTGCCTATGCGTTGCTCGCCCTCTAGCGGATTGGTAAAACAGTGACTTAGAGTTTCGGTCATGCCAAAGGATTCTACAACTGGTACACCAAACCGTTGTTTGAGATGCAGATACAGTTCATTGCTCATGGGCGCACTGGCCGATCTTATAAATCTCAAATGCTCTAACGGCAGGCCGGATACGGTACGTAGAAAGTCAGGTATGGCCGTGATAAAGGTGGGTGCATGGTCGGCCATGTGCTTGAGCTCTCGGACTGTGCTGAAGTGTGTTTCAAATCCTACAAATTTAGACAACCAGTACATGGTCTGCCCGTGTGCGTGCCACAAGGGCATGATGTTTACATAACGATCGTTGCTGGTAAGACTGTAGGTCGCTTGCATCTGGCTCAATTTTAAATCCAATTGTGCCTGACTAAAACTACAGAACTTACTGTCGCCGGTGGTCCCAGAAGTGTACCAAAACAAGCGTTCATTGTCGTAGTCACTGCCGTCACGAAACTCTTCGCCCGAGTCGCGTATTAATAAACTCCAGTCTGCATTGTCCAATAAATATTTTAGTCGTGATTCAGTAGAATCAGGATTGACAATCATGACACTGTAATTTTCTAACTGATCAATGTAGTTTTGTGGATTGCGAACGCACAGGACTGCTCGTTTCATGGTGTACTTATTAACTCAATTTCTCAATGGCAAAAATAGTATCGTTTGGTGATAGCTTTGTGTTTGGCTCTGAACTGGCCCACAATGATGATGGTTCTCAGGCTTGGTGTGCCCTTGCGGCTCGTAAGCTAGGCGCTCAATACGAAACACACGCAGTACCTGGGTGTGGAAACGATCACATAGCACGTCAGGTCTACAGTCATTTTTCCGCCAAATCAGCCGATACGACCCTGGCAGTTATCAACTGGACCTGGACACAGCGTTGGGATTTTTACATAGTAGAACACGAATCATGGATTACGTTGGGTCCAACTTGTGTGCCAGAAAAACTCCAGGACCTAGTCGACCGCACACAAGCTGAAGACTTGATTGAGTTTTATCGTGAACGAGCCAACAGCAGTTTACTCTGGAACAAATTTAGAAACTTACAAACTATCTGGGCTGTGCAGGGTTATTTGGAACGTCGAGGAGTGCGGACCATACAAACCTACATGGATTATCACCTGTTTGATCAAACTTGTCATGCGCCTGATTATATACGAGAGCTACAAGAACTATTACGACCCCGATTGGAACTGTTTGAAGGTCGTAATTTTGTTGACTGGAGCCGCGAGCGTGGGTTCGCTGTAACTGATCCGGGCTGGCATCCCTTAGAAGCGGCACATACAGCAGCGTGTGAGCTATGGCAAGATCGCTATGCTCAAGCCTTAAACCGATAAATATCTACATGCGTGAAATTATTGATCTAGTAGAAGCAACAACTCGTCCAGCCAAACTGGAAACTACTCCTTTGCCCTATACTCACAAGGACTTGGATCCTGTGATGAGTGCAGAAACCATTGAGTATCATTATGAACACTTGGCCAAGGGCTATGCTAAAAAATACAATGCAGGTGAAGGTGATCCTGACTTCAACCGTGCTGGCAGTTTTTTACACAACAAATTTTTTCCACAACTCAGGGCGCCCAAGGGTGCCAATCGACCCAAAGGTGCTGTACTAGAACTGATTGAATCCAACTTCAAAACCTATGAAGACTTTAAAGCAGCAGTTAAAGAAACTGCTATGAAAATTCAAGGAAGTGGGTGGGTATATCTCAGTACTGGTGGCGAAATTAAAACCATTCGCAATCATGCAGTCCGTACAGATATTTGTATGTTAATAGACTGGTGGGAGCATGCTTGGAGCCTAGATTACCAATGGGACAAAGAAAAATATCTAGATAATATCTGGCGCATTATTAACTGGGACGTGTGTAACGAACGATTATGATAACAGTAACTGACAACGCAGTAGCAAAAATACAAGACATTTTGGCTGAAGAAAATAACCCTAATCTTAAACTTAGAGTTTTTGTTCAGGGCGGTGGATGCTCGGGCATGCAGTACGGTTTTACCTTGGATGAAGAACAGGCTGAGGATGACTGGGATCTTGACGTTAACGGTGTCAAAATCCTAGTGGATTCAATGTCGGGCCGATACCTTCAAGGTGCCGAAATAGACTACCGAGAAGATCCCATGGGATCAGCATTTAGCATCAAAAACCCCACGGCGCAGACCACCTGCGGTTGCGGATCCAGCTTTAGTCCCTACTAAACCCAATCAGGCCCTAGCAGTATCTTCTGGTAAATACAAGCCAGAGGATACACTTTTATGAGCCAAATTAATATCAATATCGGAGCTGCACCCAACGATGGGTTAGGCGCACCGCTACGCACGGCTTTTGAAGAAACCAATCTTAATTTTGGTCAAGTATTTGCAAGAGCACAGCCAAATCCGCCAGCAACAGTCTACGGCAAAATTGGTGATCAGGCTGGCTGGTATGCATACAGTCCTCAATACTTTTATTATTGCTTTCGCGACTATAGCGATGGCACACAACCAATTTGGGGCGAATTAGAACCTCTAGGAAACATTTCTGCTATTCAGCTGGTCAACGGATCATCCAGTGTGGTCATCCAAAGTCCAGGATCTAATGTAAACATCACAGTGGGCGGCGTAGCCAATGTAGGTCAATTTTGGACAGATGGATTTAATGTCAACGGAACAGCAAGTGCTACAGGATCTGTAATAGGTGAGTATGTAGTTGCCACTGCCAACGTCAGTGCCCTGGGCAATGTGATGGGTACTTACTTTTTTGGTAATGGTAGCCAATTAACCGGCCTGCCAGCGTATGGCAACAGTGACGTTGCTAACTATATCGCGACCTATGATGGCAATGTATCTTCTGGTAATCTAGTTGTAAAATACGATGCCAGTGTTGCAGGTAATATCACAGCCAGTTATGTCATTGGTAATGGTAGTCAACTGACTGGGCTACCACAAAGTTATAGCAATGCCAATGTGGCCAACTACCTGCCAACCTACAGTGGACAACTATCTGGTAGTTCATTGTCAGTGGCTGGCAATGTTATAGTTGATGGTACCGCCAACATTGCTGGTAATGTCACAGTTGATTATCAACACCGAATCAATGGCACAGTCCAAGGTCAGTTGTTGGGACTGGTCAACAACGTAAACACCGCATACGGTACCTGGGATTTTGGATACATAGCGACCAACACCTACACAAATCCAACGCAGTGGATTTTTGCCCAGACACCGGCTGGCAACGTGAACATGGGAACCATTACGGCACCCACAGCTTTGAACATAGACATCGGAACAATATTCTAGGAGAATTAAATGAGTTTGCAAATTAGACGCGGAACCTCCGCACAACTGGCCAATATAACACCTGTCATAGGTGAATTGATCTATACCACAGATACCAATCAGGTATATGTTGGCGACGGAACTACGTCAGGTGGTATTCCAGTTGCAGTCGGCGGCGGTGGTAATCTCTCTGGCGTAAACGTAATTGCAAGTGCCAATGTCAGCGCCGGCGGAAATGTCAGCGCCGGCAACGTTAGTGCGTCTGGTAGCATAGTCGGTAATAGTTTAGCTGTTGGCACATCAGTAAGCGCAGGTGGTAATGTTCGCGGAGCCAACTTCAACACCAACGGTAATATCACTGCAACCGGTAATGTGTTTGGTGGCGCATTCATTGGCAACGGTAGTCAATTGACCGGTATTGTCAGTAGCTACAGCAATGCCAACGTGGCCTCATACATGGCCAGTGGCAACAGCCTGTCGATCAGTATTACTGGTAACATCAGCGCAGTAGGTAACATTACCGGGTCGTATTATTTTGGTAATGGCTATTTCCTAACTGGTATCGTTAGCTATGCCAACTCATTGGTAGCAAGTTGGTTAGACAGTGGAAACGCAGCACCAATTAGTACCATCGGCACCGTGACTACCACAGCCAATATCACTGGTGGCAACTTGTTAACTGGTGGCCTAGCATCTGCGTCTGGTAACATATATTCTGGCGGTAAGGTATACGCAGCTGGTAACCTGGAATGTGGCGGCAATGTTGCAGCCGGCTATATTTTTGGTAGCGGTATCAGTGTAACAGGTAATTTATCAGCCGGCAACATTAATTCTACCAAGAATGTCAGTGTGTATGGCAACGTTGCTGCATCTTACTTTTTTGGCAATGCCAATACCACTACAACCACAGCAATCACAGCAAACATTGTCACAGGTAACTTTGTTGATATAAGTGTAAGTGGCGGAATACAAACCGGCAATATACAAGCTACCTCATCGGATATAAGCTCAATGGTTGCTGACACTGTCAGCACCACCGGCGATGTACAAATTGGTGGCGGCATATCTATTGCTGGCAATATTATTGCTGGTGGTGACGCAACTGTTGATGTATTGGTAACTGGTAACGTTTCTGCAAGTGGCAATATTAACTCTGCTGGAAATATTTCAGCCACAGGAGGCATCGTTTCTGTTGGTAGTTATAGTACCGCAGGTAATATAATTTCCAATACCTACATCAGTGCATTGGGCAATGTGTATGGTAATTTGCTTTTTGGTAATGTCTTTAGTGCCACTGGTAATATCACAGGTGGTAATATTAGAACAGCTGGAGTTATCAACGTCAACAGTGGCAATGCTGTTACTGCCATTGTCAACGGTGGCGGTAGTGCAGTGGGCAACATTGGCAGCAACATCAAACCATTCAACACTGTATTTGCTGTGGCATCCACAGCCCTGTATGCTGACTTGGCCGAACGTTATCTAGGCGATGACACCTATGAACCGGGCACTGTGGTTTCCTTCGGCGGCGATCGTGAAATTACAATGACTGTAGTTGATTCTGATTCACGTGTAGCAGGTGTGGTCAGTACCAACCCGGCGTATGATATGAATTCTGGTTTAACAGGTGAACATGTAACGGCCGTGGCTTTGATGGGTCGTGTGCCGTGTCAAGTCCAAGGTATAGTAACCAAAGGTGCGCTTATGGTTGCAGCCGGTAATGGTCGTGCCAGAGCAGAATCGGCACCGGCGGTGGGCACAGTGATTGGTAAAGCTCTTGAAGATTTTACAGGCGATATTGGCACGATAGAGATTGTAGTCGGAAGAGTTTAAACTCATGACTCAACTTGTTTGGGAAACACCGGCTGGTAGTTTAGGAACCATACCTGAAGGTGTGTTCTATGCCATTCCTTTAACTGCATCCGCTACAGATGCGGTTGTCACTTATCAGGTTATCGCTGGCCAATTGCCGGCAGGTATAGAAGTAAATGAAGATGGAATCCTGACCGGAGTACCCAAGGCCACTGCTCAATTTGAAGGTATAGCGGCTCCCACTGCTTTTGATCAGACTACTCGATTTGCTGTTCGTGCTTATGCCGGTACTGTCATTGCTGACCGGACCTTTGAACTCACAGTTACTCCGCAAAACACTCCTAGTTTTATTACTCCTCCTGGCCGTATTGGAACTTATATCGATGGCGATCAAATTTTTGATCTACAGATACAAACTTATAATCCTGACGTGTACGCTACCAGCGCACTGTCGGTTGTTTCTGGATCGTTGCCCCCAGGACTGACAATCACGCCTGCTGGTGTGATATCAGGAGTAATACTTCCCAATCCAACTCCGGGTGGCACACCTGGATTCAGCACAGACAATCAAGGCTATGACGAGTATGCCTATGATTTTACCACAAACAGTTCTAGCTTAACTTATCAATTTACTTTAAAATTGACCAACGGACAAGACAGTGTGCTGAGAACTTTTAATATATTTGTCTACAGTCGCAACATCATGACTGCCGATACCACGTTAATCACAGCCGACAATACCTACATCACAGCCGACACCATTAATCAGCGTACACCAGTTATCTTGACGCCGGCTGGTAGTTTAGGCTCCGTGCGTAGTGACAATTTTTTTGCTTATCAATTCACCGGCGAGGATCTAGATGGCGATCCATTTAAATTTACAATTGATTCACCACCGCCTGGTCTGACCCTGGATCCAAATTCTGGATGGCTGTATGGATTTATTCCGGCCAGTGGACTTAGTACTACCAAATACACATTTAATGTTAGAGTCTACAAGGCCGGCAGTCCTCAAATTATCAGCAACGCCTATGCTTACAATCTGACCATAACCGGAGCGGTCAGTGCCGACACCACTTGGTTGGTACCAAATTTCTTGGGCACAATTACCAATGGTGGAACCAGCACGTTCTATGTAGCAGCCAAAAACAAATCTGGACTGCCATTGGAATACAAACTGTTGTCTGGCAGTGATAGTCAATTGCCCAAAGGTCTACAACTAAGACCTTCCGGAAATATTGTAGGTCGTGTGGGCTTTGAAACCTTCGCCTTGGACAATGGTACTACTACATTTGATAAACGTCTTGGTACTGCCTCTGGAATTACAACCGAAACATCATTTGACATGACCAAAACCTTTACAGTTGTGGCTTACAGCAGCAATGGTGTGGTCAATGTCAACAACACATTTTCGATACGTTTAGTACGAGCTTTCAATCAACCTTATGATAATCTCTACATCCAAGCCATGCCACCTGATAACGATCGCGCGATACTAAATGGTCTGTTGCAAAACAGCAATATATTTCCTCCTAGTTTGATCTATCGTTATGACGATCCCAACTTTGGTGTAGCTACTCGTGCAGTTTATCAACATGCTTTTGGACTCACAGCCGAAAATTTAGATGCTTATGTTGAAGCCTTGAATCTCAACCACTACTGGAAAAATCTAACCCTAGGCGAAGTCAAAGTAGCCCGTGCATTAGATGACTTGAACAATGTAATATACGAAGTGGTATACAGTCAGATCGTTGACGATTTGGTTAATAATCAAGGAGTCAGTGTGAGCAAAGTTGTAGATTTACCGTACACAGTCGATACCATCAACGGATTAACAGATCAAGTATATCCCAACAGCCTAGTTGACATGCGTACACAGGTGATCGATCAAATCGGTCAAGTCAGTAATGTACTACCACGTTGGATGTTGAGCAAACAGGTTGATGGGCGTGTGTTGGGATATACTCCGGCCTGGGTCATTGCTTATACTGTTCCAGGACAAGGCGGACAAATTGCCTACAATGTCAGCAGTCAATTTGGCGCTACTTTGAACTTGATTGATTTCAAAGCCGACCGGTACGAATTAGACAATTTATTAACCTATAACTGGGATCGTGATGCTAAACATTGGATTCCAACTCCACCAACCAGTGAAAGTTTTGATGTCAATTGCCATTATCAGGTAACTGGGTATATTGGTGGTACAGGATACATTCCAGGAAGCGTGATAGAAATACCCGGGGAAAGTATTGGGGGTGTCACTCCTTTGAACAATGTACAAATCTACGTAAATTCAGTTGGACCATCTGGCGCCATCACTGGCTTTTTTGTATCAGGAACAGCACCATTTGATTCTGCGGGCAGTGTCTATGACAATATTTACGGTACAACAGTTGTGGGCACCGGCGGTAGTTCTTTATGGAATCTAGAAGTAGTACCTGGTACACAAACCACGTTTGACGGCGGAAGTATGCACTTTACAGCACCATCCATACAGTTTAACGACAATACCACAGACTATGACAAATATCTACTGTTCCCCAAACGCGATATCATTGATAATGTACCGCAGACCAGTGGAAGAACCATTTATTGGTACAACAACTACAATGAGTTTGTGAATTGGGTAAACTTTAGCAATAACACAGTCCTATGGGTTGCTGAAAATCTATAAATATTAAACTACTAGGATAAACATGACTGTTCCATATATTTTTGCTACCGCCACTGGAAATGTGGCACTTGTTGAGCTTGATGCTAATTTTGCTGCGGTCAATGCACATGTGGAAACAGCTGAATACGCCAATGTGGCCAATAGTGTGGCTGGTCCTAATGTGGTTGGCATTGTGGATCATGCTTATTATTCTGACAATGCTGCTTTGGCTAACAGTGTGCTTGGCAGTCATGTAATTGGATCGGTTCAACAGGCCAACATAGCCAACGTAGCCAACAGTGTTTCTGGGCCCAATGTGGTAGGCACTGTTGAATCTGCTATTTTTGCTTTCAGTGCCAATTTTGCCAACAGCAGTATACAATCTGTTTATGCTGACTACTGTAATACATTTACATCAAGCTCACTCAGTGTTTCAGGAAATATTGAAGCGCAATGGTTTATTGGAAATTTAAGAGGTTCCATTGCCAATGCAATCTATGCCGATGGTGCTGGAACTGCCAACTATGCTACCTTTGCTGGAACGGCATTTAGTGTTGCTGGTGCTAATGTTTCTGGTTATGTTGGTAATTCTGCACACGCCACAGTTGCCAATACAGCCAATACTATCACTGGTTCCAATGTATCAGGACAGGTTGCCAACGCCTTGGTTGCAGGAACAGTGTACGGCGGCGATCAACCATACATAACCTCGGTTGGAGCATTGACTACATTAACAGCAGGAGATATTACAATCACTGGCAACAGTATTGCTCCGGGAACTGGACCGCTGGCCCTGTCATCTGATGTTAAAATTGACGGTAACTTACAGGTTGTAGGCAATGTGACCTATGTCAACTCCAACAGTGTCAGCACAGGTAATTTGATAATTAACCTGGCAGCAACAGCCAATACTCCGAGTGCGGCCAACGGCGCCGGAATTCAAGTTGGCAACACACGGTTCGCCAATGTTCTTTACAGCTCAACACAAAATGCCTGGGTATTGAGTAACGTTGCTGTTGCTCCAGGATTCAGTACCACTGGTAATGTTACAGCCGGTAATATTTTAACAACCGGTGCAGGTGGCGATATTTCTGGATCTGGAAATGTTACAGCCGGTGCAGTAAAGTTAGGAGGGTGGAGTGTGACTCCAAGTGGCAACAAACTTTATTTTAGTTACGGTAGTTCTCAGGTTGGATCATTAGACGACGGCGGTAATTTTATTGTTACCGGTAACGTAACAGCGTTTGGAACACCATAATGATAACAATTTTGCCGGTCGTTGCCAACGATAAATATTTGGTATTTCCAAAACTCACAATAAGATAACATGGCCAACGTACGAATCAGTCAACTACCAAGTCTTAGCACGCTACAAGCGGCTGATTTGTTCCCTGTGGTGGATACCAACACCACCTACAACATCACGGCTGCAAACATACAGACATTCATGCTCAGTACCGCAGGTAATGTTACCTCGCAGATGTACTTGGGCAACGCTTATACCAATCCCAAAAGCTATCAATCAAATGTATCAGTCCTGGGCAATGTCAACGGATTCCTACAGGGTTTAATCACAGTTGGATCAGCTTATAATCTCTACGTACCAGATTCATCCACACTCAGCGTCCTGACCAGCTACGACGGACTGGGTAGCTCGTCTGGTAGTGGCGGTGGTGGTGGTAATAGTGGTGGCGGTGGTGGGGGCACTTCGTTTACCAACGTGGCAGTCAGTGGATATCTTTCGGCCACCGGTAACATTTACGCTCAAACATTCAGCGCCACTGCTAATATCATAGGTGGTAATCTTAGTTTAACAGGTAATGTAAGCAGTAACCTACAAGTATCAGGCGGAGTGCTCAGCGTAGTTGGTAATGTGGTTGTAACCCAAGCTGTTTCAGTTGCTGGAAATGTATTGGCCGGCAACGTCAGTGCCAAAGGCAACGTTATTTTTGGCAATGCCAGTACCACTGGAAATGTATATCCCGGCAACGTGGTTTTTTCCACTATCGGATTTGCGTTCCAACAACAGGGTGGAAATTTGTATCTGACTTATAACGGTGCCAACATCATAGCTTTCAACAACAACGGTACCATCGTGGCCAGCAACAACATTACTGCCTACGGAACTCCGTAATTTTGAGTTTTTGACAGCTCATTTACAAGCGTATAAATACAGTCACTAAATTCAGGAACGAATATGACCAGTCAAATCAACCCAAACAACATCGACGGCGCTTACCCAGTTGCCGGGCAGGATAATAACTCGCAAGGTTTCCGCGATAATTTTACCAATACTGGTACCAATTTCCAGTATGCAGCCAACGAAATTACCGATTTACAAAATAAAGCCATACTCAAGGCCGCGTTGACTGGTACCACGCTCAACAACGACATGGGCACCAACATACTCAGTAATGCTACCCTACAAAACATGGCCTATACCAGTACCAGTTTGGGTAGCCTTAGTAGCACAGTAACACTGGATTACAGTCTCGGACCCACATACAGTTTGACCACTAACGGTTCTGTACAGTTGGCCTTTACCAACTTGCCAGCACCGGGTCGTACAGGCACTTGGACCTTGGCAGTAACAGTGGCCAGTGTAGCTCACACACTTACATTCCCAGTTTCTGTTTCAGTCAACAACTCGGGTATCCAAGGTCTCGACCCAGCAACCAACATCATGACATTTGCTGCTACAGGTACCTATACCTTTGCATTCAGCACCAACAACGGTGGAACTACCATATCAATACAGCAAATCAATAACTTGTTGACACCGTTTAACAACAGTGCCGAAACAATTACAGCAAATGCCAACATTAACCTGGCCGTTACAACCAGCGTGTTCAGTATCACTGGCAATGTTACTGCCGTGCTTGGCCAAGGTGTTCCGGGACAAATTAAAACTTTCATTGCATCCAATATTGCTGCCAACACAGTTGCTACTATTACAACTCCAGAGGCCGGATGGAACCTGTCCGACAACGGCAATATCAATTTCACTGCTTCTGGGCAAACAGCCACAGTACAGTGTGTTTCGGTTGGTAACAGTTCTGTGACCAATTGGGATTGGTATGTGATTGGTAACTACGGCGCCACAATCAACTAACCTAATTGGTTGACATGCACCGGTTCTGGCTGTAAAATACAAGCATGGAACATCCTTTAATTGCCAGTCTTGACGGCTTAAACGAACAAGAACTTTTAGATAAAGTGACCGAGCTTAACCGCAAGTTAAGCATTGCCATGAACACTGGTAACGGTTATCTATGCGATCAAATACGCATGGCCATTGAAAGTTATCAAAACAAATATCAAGACCTAATACGCAAAAACCCTGACAACGATTTTAATTCAGTAATTGATATTTCATGAACGTGAGAATAGCACAACTTTTATCTTTCACCGCTGGAACATGGTACGATGGTATCTTGGAAATGAACCAGTACACTATCAAGCTGTGGATGATTACTCAGACTCCTGACTCGGATGAACAGAACATTGCATTCCAACGCATGAAATGTTTTGTACACACACAGCTAGACAGCACTGTATTTGTTGACGAAGAAGATCCTGCGGCTGAAAAATTCTCTCATCTGGGTTTAAGCGTTACGACCTTGCCAGGAGATCCTGCAGATCAGTTGATTGGCATCATGCTGTTTCATAAATTAAATGCCATTATGGAAGGGCGTATTGCGGTGGTCGAAGTAGAAATATCAGCTGGTGATGCTGTAGTTTATCTACACGGTGAAAATGAAACCAACGAAAACTTAGCACAACCCAACTGGTGGCACTCACCTGACCTGGTTCATTCTGACATTTGTACAGACCCAGATAATGTGGTCAGTCTACATCCCATGTCAGTCTGGCGTGATTTGAATCTGTCCTGGCCCAACGAAAATCCAAATCCAGACAATCCTACTGGAAATATTGTAGCATTTTCCGATATCAAACATGATACAAAATAAATTTGGTCAGATGGTGTTTAATGAGTCTGATGTGTGCGACCTAATCATGCAAGGACGTACAGTTGACTCCTTACACAATCTTGTAATTGACGACTCGATCAATTTAGAAGAACTGGTTAGACATGTTGAACGCCCTGACTCGTTATTGACCTGGACATTTCCGTACCATCAAGAAACATCAGTACCGGAATTTCATCTAACACAACAAAGCAACTGGCACATGCCCCAAACGTATAAAGATCTAGATATTGCCGAGTACATTTTAAGTTTGTGTACCAGTGATCCTGAACTGCAACGATGCGGAGCAGAGTTACTGTTGTATCAAGAACGCAACCTGTTTGATCTGTTGCGCTACCTAAAATATCTAGTGGATGTCATGATTGAACATCGTATAATTTGGGGTGTAGGGCGTGGATCTAGTGTGGCCAGTTTTGTCTTGTATAAATTGGGTGTGCATCGCATTGACAGCATGTATTATAATTTAGATATCAGCGAATTCTTACGATAAGTACCTATATATTTCAAAGGAAGTGATCATGACCAAACAAGTTTACCAAACAGCTCAAGGACAAAGCGTGGACCTTGGTGCTATTGTGTTAAAAAATGAACATGTACGAGCAGTAGGCAATATGAATGTTAATGCTCGTGGTGATAAAATTGATGGCGATAATCGTGTGGTTGATGAGCGTAGCCAGCAAACACAACGACAGGCCGAACGTACCACTGTCAAGGCCACTAATGTAGCAGCCACTCAGGTACACACCAGTAATTCACATGCCAAACGTACTCGTGAACAGGCCTTGGCACAGGCCTTGATTGACCAACAGGCACAACCAGTTGATGACCCGGTTATAGAAGTCGAAGATCCTGCACCAGTGGAAGCAGAACCAGTGGAAGCAACTCCAGAACCCGAAGTAACGGCAACCCCTGCAGAACCACCGCCGCCACCAAAAACAATCACAGTTGACGACACATCCGGACAAGGTGGTCTGGCTTCGGCCATTGCTCGTAGCAAGGTAATTGAACAAGAAAAATTAAAAACTCCCAAACAAATTGCAAAAGCCAAACCTGGAGTAACTCGTATATGACCAAGGCAGCATTTGCACCACATCAAATCACTCAAGAACAGATCAAGGCCCTGCATGACAATATCATAGTGGCCGACATGGAATTTGATACACGCATTACATCAACTGGTTTAATTTTACCCAACGACAACGGCACCGGCGCAGGTATTCGCCCACGTTGGGGCCGTGTATATGCAGTAGGGTCTGAGCAGACTGATGTACGAGTAGGACAATGGATCATGGTCGCACACGGTCGTTGGACACGTGGTATTGATATCGAGGACGGCCAAGTCGAACACAAACGCACTATTCGAAAGATCGATCCCAAAGATATTTTGTTAATCTCTGACAGCCTAGAACGTCCCGAAGATGATACTCAAAGTGATGCAGTTCATATACAGAAAAAAGTAGCAAGCGAATAGTCATGCCCATGTATGAAACAACTGTAAAAACTCCTTCTGGGGAAACCAAAGATCGTGTGTTTGCCGCAAACGCACAAGAAGCAAAACGTCTTTTGGAACAACGTCATGGTCCTAGAAATGTTCCTTATATTCCACACATGATTCCAAGCTGATGGGATTTCGAAAACCTGATTACGCAGTAATCAAAGATGCCCTTAGAAAAATTATGGGCGAAATACATAGTCCATATAACGATGGTTGGACGAGTTCCTCTTGCAAACAAGAATTGTATATGTTAAAATGTTGGTTAGAGGACGAATATACGAAGCTACCAACATTTGTCGGGGAAGAACTATGGGAACAAAACCGAATGCTAGAACTACTCAAAAGATAGCCTGCTCCGCATGTGGTCGAGAGTATACACCCGCATGCAACTTCATGCAGGGTCGTTGCCCATACCATCCAGCCATGCTCAACACAGCAACAATAAAAACAAGATTTACCAATCTAATTAATTTTTTACGAGGAAAATAAAATGGCATTAACCAAACCAAAACATACACAAGTAGCACACCCAAATCCAGTCAAACACAAGGCCATTAGCCTGGTCAAAAGCGCAATTCGCATTGCCGCTTGCTATTTCTTGGCATATTACGATTTACAAATTGCAGCCGGTTTACTGGCCTTGGCTGAAATTTTAGGAATTGCCGAAGAGTTGGTATGATGACGCCTAAGTGGTTGCAAAAACTCAAAGAACAACGTAAAATCAAAGAACAAGAAGAATTAATCAAGGTGTTAAAACGCCCTGAGAATCAACAACGCCGCCCAGCGGCAAAATTTGCATCAAACAGAACAAGAGGAACAGGACCAGGATGAAAGAACTTTGGGTAGAAAAATACAGACCAAACACAATAGATGGCTATGTGTTTGTAGATGACGCACAGCGAGAACAAGTTGGTGCATGGATACGTGACAAAAGTATTCCGCATCTGCTATTCTCAGGCAGTCCGGGCACAGGTAAAACCACTCTTGCCAAGATGTTGGTCAATGAGCTGGGCGTGGATGAATATGATGTGTTGTATGCTAACGGATCTAAGGAAGCACGTAAAATTGAATGGGTGGACAAGCTGATCAGCTTCTGTCAGACCATGCCCTACGGTGATTTCAAAGTGGTCATGATTGACGAAGCTGACTACATGAATCCTACCAGTGTACAACCAGCCTTGCGAAACTTGATGGAAGACTACAGTGCCACTGTACGTTTTATTTTAACCTGCAACTATCCCAACAAGATTATTCCACCTATCCATAGTCGTTGTCAACAACTACATATCGTCAAGACAGACTTAACAGAATTCACAGCCCGTGTGGCCACAGTCCTGGTTACAGAAACAGTAGAATTTGACTTAGATACTCTAGACAGTTATGTTCGTGCTACCTATCCAGATCTGCGCAAGTGCCTAAATCTGGTACAACAAAACAGTACCGCAGGACAATTAGTAGCCCCATCCAGCGCAGATAAAAGTGTTCGAGACTGGAAACTGGATTGTGTAGACCTGTTCAAGCATGGTAAGATTCGCGAAGCCCGTACCTTACTGTGTCAACAGAGCACTCCAGAAGAAGCTGATGAAATATTTCGCTGGATGTACGACAACTTGGATCTATGGTCAAAGGATCCAGAGAAACAGGATCGTGCTATTATTATCATACGCAATGGTCTAGTAAATGTACCAATGGTCGCAGATCAAGAAATTAATCTCAGCGCAACCTTGTGTGAGCTCAGTGGCCTTTGAAACTCTTGAACCTGCCGTAGATCCCAACAATAGAATTAGCTTTCTGTTGGATTGGGAATTGACCTTAAAGTGTAACCTGGATTGTAGCTACTGCGGTCCAGGCCACGATAACTCAACTCGCCATCCTGATCTAGCAACCTGCTTAGAATCAATTGATTTTATGTTTGAGTACGTGGACCTATACATGTCCACTAAACCATCAGGATTACAATATGTAATACTGAATGTGTATGGCGGCGAAAGCCTATACCATCCTGATATCATAACAGTGTTAGAGCAGGTACATGAACGTTACAAGCCATATCAAGAGCATTGGCACCTGACTGTAACCACCACAACTAATGCTATTATTAGTCCGCGGCAATTAGAAAAAATTATTCCGTTGATCGACGAGTTTACAGTAAGCTATCATACCGAAGCCACAGATCGGCAAAAACAACAATTCCGTGACAATCTTATAACCATTAGAGATTCTGGGCGGAGGCAAAAATGCATTGTGTTAATGCATCAACAGACAGAATTGTTTGAGGATGCCAATCGCATGATTGCCTGGCTGACTGAGAACAACATTGGGTTTATACCTAAACAGTTAGATGGCGATTATAAGTACAGCAACCAGCAGATTGTTTGGTTTGATCGGTTAAATGAATCAAAGACCTTTGGTACAACTGTAAACGAGCAACCCAATCGAAGAGCATGTTGTGGTGGGCGCCAACTGTGTACCAATCAAAATTATAAAGAACGGTACCATTATGCAACAAATCAATTTCCTGATTGGTATTGTAGTGTAAATCATTTTTTCCTACATGTCAAACAGGTCACAGGAGAAATATTTGTCAACAAAGATTGTCGTATGAATTATGAAGCACAGGTTGGGCCAATTGGACATTTGGGCAACACTGATTTAATGTTATCAAAATTAAAGATACAACTTGACAACGGCACACTACCTGTTATACAATGTAAAAAATCTCAGTGTGTTTGCGGATTGTGTGCTCCTAAAGCCAAAGATTTAGAAACATACCAAGTTATAATGAAAAAATATCAGAAAGGTGTTGCCCAGTGAGATACTTATTACTGACTTATATTACCAAACCAAATGGCAAGATCGATGAGATGATGACCTTGTCTACCAAGATTAAACGCAAGGACTGGCAAACAACCAATGTAATTTTGGATTTTAAAGAACAAAAAGTGTTATTGTGTAGTGTAGGCGGTATCACAGCCAAACGAGATTGGGATACCATTGTGAGCTATTACTATCAACATTATGCTGCAACCATCGAACGTTTATTTACAGAAAACGGGCACGCAATTGATATCAAGGTGCCTGTTGCTGAATAATATCACTGGGTTACATATTGAACCTACTAATATTTGTACTTTAAAATGCCCGGGTTGTGCTCGAACTGACCTGATAGAACAATGGCCGCAACATTGGAAAAATCACAGCATTGACATTGGTCAGTTAATGCAGTTCCTGGATGTGGATTTAGCAGGTAAATTTGTTCAACTGTGTGGTAACTACGGTGATCCTATATATCATCCTAATTTCATTGAGCTGGTGACAGCGTTAAAGGATCGTCGGGCTCAGATAAAAATTGTGACCAATGGCAGTTATAAAACAGCCGTGTGGTGGACAGAATTGAATGATATTCTTGACTGCGAAGATACCATCACTTTCAGCATCGACGGAATTCCAGATAACTTTACAACTTACAGAATAAATGCTGATTGGCCCAGCATCGAGCAAGGTATAAAAATATCTGCCGCAAGTCATTGCAAGACTGAATGGAAATACATACCATTTTCGTATAATCAAAACAATGTTGAACAGGCCAAACAGCTCAGTGAAAGTTTAGGAATTGATAAATTTCTTGTAGAGCCCAGCAACCGATTTAATGAAAAAACCGCACATTTTAAACCAACCGATACATTGATCAATTTCAAATATCAAGCACAAACTGAATGGAAAATCGGTAGTCAATTAGACATAGATCCTCTGTGTGACAATGGATATCAGCATTTTATTTCAGCCGACGGTCATTATGTGCCCTGTTGCATGCTGTCCGATTATAGATTTTATTATAAAAACATTTTTGGCAAACACAAAACGGAATACAACATTGCCAACACCACACTGACCACTATATTAAGCGGGCCCAAAGTGGTAGAATTTTATAATACGCTGGACCAGCAACGTGGTTGCCAGTATTTTTGCCCAAAAAACGCCGGTTGACCAAAAAGTGGTTTTGTAGTATAATATTACTATGAAATCGAAATTTAAGAACTTAAAAAAACTAATCCTAACCGACTGCGATGGCGTATGCTTGGATTGGGAATGGGCATTCAACGTCTGGATGCAGGAGCACGGATTTGTCGAAATAGAAGGTAGCAAGTTCAGCTATGACATGGCTCAACGCTACGGTATCAGCCGAGAGCAGGTAATCAAACTGATCAAGGTGTTTAATGAAAGTGCCGCGATTGGATTCTTGCCGGCACAACGTGATGCCATGTTCTATATCAAACGTCTACACGAAGAACATGGATTCAGATTCCATGCCATCACTTCGGTAAGTTTAGATCCCAATGCGATCAAACTGCGTGAAATGAATATCCATAAACTGTTTGGTCCTACGGCATTTGAACGTATCTTGTGCTTGGATACCGGCGCACATAAAGACGAGGCCTTGGAAGAATACGAAGGCACCGGTTGCTGGTGGATCGAAGACAAGCCCGAAAATGCTGAAGCCGGGTATAAAGCCGGCCTCAAGTGTTTGTTAGTAGAGCATGGACATAACATGCACTACTACCATCCTGATATTACCCTCGTAAAGAACTGGAAGCACATTTACGAGGTCATAACAGGTCAGTCAGCATAAAGGCGTAACACGCTGTCAATGATAGCATGCCGCTGAATGTCGCGATTGTCCAAATGACACACAGCTATACCCTTTACACCCCCTTCCCCTAATCGTGAACAAAGGTCCATTAGGCCATTGTTGCCGCGATTACGATCGGCCTGTTCTACGTCGCCCGTGATTACAATTTTTGAGCCTTCGCCAATACGGGTCATCAGCATTTTGCACTGACTTGGAGTTGCGTTCTGCATTTCGTCAGCAATAATATACGCACTTTTGAAAGTACGACCTCGCATGAAAGCTAGAGGTGCTATTTCAATTGTTTGTTCTTCCAACATGGCGGCAATGTCTGGTTGCCTGTAATACTCCCTTAAAATATCAGTTAATGGGCGAACCCATGGATCCATTTTTTGATTCAAGTCTCCGGGCAAGAACCCGTGCCGTTCATCTTCAACTCCCACTGCTGGTCTAGTTAAAACTATTCGATCTACTGCTCCTTCTCTAAAGGCTTTGACAGCGGCCAACATGGCTAGATAGGTTTTACCTGTGCCGGCTGGACCTGCTGTAATCACTATGGGTTGATCGTCATTCTGCAAGGCCAACACAAGGCGTTCTTGATTTCTTGTGCGGGGCACAATATCAATTGGTCTTTGTTTGATTGGTTTCGCTTGATCAAAGCGTATAGTGTTTTCTTGTTGTGTCATAGATTGACGTCGTTGTGCTCGTACTGCTGATTTTCTACTCAAGGTTGACTCCGTTTGTAGTTAAGGGTGCTACAACAACGACCCAGTGTCGTTGTTATAGATATTTACGGTGTCTGTAAGCTGGATTTAGTGTGGGTACTTAATTGCCGTATAACGGCATAAGTATTAGACTGTCCTCCTTAGTTTCCAAACCCAACCCGTACTAACAACTGCCATAAATATTCATATGAGCAAAAAAGACTTTGATCAGCCGATCTTTAAAGATGGTGCTGACTACTGGCAAGTAGCACAAAATATCCAGGATATCTATCTTAGTGAAGGTAGCCTGTTGACTCTCCTGGACTTTGAACGAGTCATGGACGAGCTAGATGTTTTTGCGTTTAAAAACTGGGCCATTGGTGAATTGGTTTCGGGCCCAGACATTGGCAAATACCGTGTGACCTGTATATTCATGTGGCCTGAAGAACTCATGCCAGATCCACGTGGTGGACGCAGATTGTTGCCATTTGACTGTGTGGTCAAATACAAGCGTACCACCATGAAAATTCCAATTAAAATTGAAGATCCTAGCGACTACAAGCCGGGAACTAAAAAAGCCCGCATTACTGAAAAGAAAGTATGGCTGGTAGAAATCACCATACCCAAGGCCTTGATGAGCGATATCCGCACAGGCTCAGTAGAATTAGAAGATCAAGATATTGATCTAGAGGACCTGGATGATGCCTACGAGCAGGATCTAGATCAAGAAAGTTATCAAAGCGATGAACAGGCAGACGATGCACAACAAAACTTACAAGCACCCACAGCGGCACCTTTCTGAGAGTCTAGGATTCCAGGACCTGGAAGGCCTGATGAAGCCCACTATCCATGTGGACGAATTTAGCTCCAAGATGGGCGATGACGATGATGTTATCGTAGTCAGTTTCTTTGTACGTGACCCTGTTGCGGCCAAAGATCTCATGAACTGGTTTGAAAAAGGTTATGACTTTGTGATTGATGCAGACAAGAGCCCTGGTGAAATCAAACCCAATAGATACCTAGTATATGTAGAAATACGTCGCCGTAGCACAGCTGGCAGCCATGTAGAAACCCTACTCAACGATCTCAACACACTTACTGAATTCAAAGATTCTTCTGAATGGACCATGCATTATCAAGGCAACGAAACACCCTTCACCAGGGACGGATTTGATAGTCAAGTTCCTCTAAGCCCAAAAGCCTATCGCGAACGTGTGGAGAAAGATCTAAACGAAATGCGTACGGCAGCAGGCCTGCCAGTCAACAGTTACTACAATCCCAAGGATCGTGCCATACAAGCTATACAAAGTGCCGCTGGTATAATTTAATCACCCTTGCAGTACCTTGGTATATATGTACCTATGAAACTAAAAAGTTTTGGTTGTAGTTTTATCTTTGGCTCTGAATTAGCCGACGATAATTCAGATAAACCGTATGCTACCGCCAGTCAATTGACTTGGCCTGCGCACCTGGCTCGACATCTAGGGTATGAATACGAATGCTATGCCAGACCCGGTGCCGGTAATCTACAAATTGCTGAAGCAGTCTTGAATCAGCTGGCCAATCCTGAACCGGCCTTGTATGTGATTGGATGGAGTTGGATCGATCGGTTTGATTATTATCCGGCCACTCCTAAGACTCCTAGCCGAAGTCCTTGGCGCACCATTATGCCCATAGATGAGGATCCAGTGGCTCAAGTCTACTACAGAGATCTACACTCAGAATACAGAGACAAGCTGACCACTCTGATACACATGCAGACCGTGTTGGACGCTCTAAATAAACACGATCATCGCTATATCATGACCTACATGGATGAACTGACCTTTGATCAGCAGTGGCATACTACTCCGGCCGTAGTAAAACTACAGGCTCAGATCCAACCACATACTACACAGTTTGCAGATATGAGTTTTTTAGAATGGAGTCGCGCTAACGGCTATCCCGAAACCGACATGTGGCATCCATTGGAAGCAGCACACAAAGCAGGGGCTGCTTATCTAATTGCAAATTACAGTTTGATCCACTCAGCATAGATTCTGTTGCCATCCCAACTCAGTTCAACCAATCTATAACCAAATTGGTCAGTGAGTCTGATGTGTTCATCAAAGCTCCAGGCATAAAACGGAATTGATTCACATTCACTATTGCCGTGATCCGCTTGCCCAGGATTACACCGCCAGTAGATTCTGCTGCCAGGGCCTAATAATAAACGGTCAACTAGACTGATCTGATGTTCAATATCCTCGCGTGTACCAAAGTTGATACTACCGAGACAAAATGCTACATTAAATCCACTGTGTCCTTGTTCGTAATATTCCTCTAGAGTGCAACGATGGTCAGCTTCAGGAAAAGCTGGGTCAATACCAATCAAATTGTCAATACAACCCCGAAATGGATTGTCACCGCAACCAACATCGATTACCCGTTCACCTGGTTGAATCTTGTTGATTAAGGCCCAACCGGTCTGGTTGTACTGGTCCAGGTTGCGATTTCTTGCACGCCAGGCACCGCTAAAATAAGTATTGAGTGCTGATTGATCTATCATGCAACTATTTAAACTCTAAGGAACATATGAAAAAATTATTGCTACTCTTGCTTTTACCCATGTCAGTCTGGGCCTGGGAACCTACAAAACCTGTTACAGTTATTATAGGCAACACGCCTGGGGCTGGTAACGAAATTGCATTTAGAAAATTAGCAGAAATCATACAAAAAAACAATCCCAAATTCAATTGTGTTGTCAGTAACATACCCGGTGCCGACAGCACAGTTGCCAACAACAAGTTCATGGAAGCCACTCCGGACGGCTACACAATTAATATTCCTAGCCACATGAGTAGCTATGTTACCAACGACATTTGGGAAGCCAAAATTAAAAAGTACCAATGGGATACATTTGTTGACGTGTTGACCATTGGCAAAAGTCCACTGGTATTGGTAGCCAGTCCTAAGTCTACGGTCAGCACACCGGTTGACTTTGTTCGATATATTGCCAAATCAACTCGCCCTGTGAACGTAGCTATTGGTGGTGGAGCACATAGAACTGCCTATGAGTATCTAATGACCAAGGCACATGCCGATCGCGAAATTGTTAAACCTATCAAGTTCAACGGTCCACAACCTGCGGTTCTTAGTGTAGCCAGCTATGATGGTAAAACTGGAACAGAGTTTGGAATCATGCCGATCGCCGTAGCCAAACCCTTGGTCGATGCCGGCAAGGTCAAGGCCATTGGATTTACTGGAACCAAGACCATGCCACAGTATCCCACAGTGCCTTTGCTCAACACAGTAGCACCTGGCATCAATGTATATGCAGCCTGGTCAATTGAGTTGCCAGCCAATACCCCGAGCGACATTGTTGCCTGGTATCAAAAGACCTTTGCGGCAGCAATTCGTAGCCAAGAATACAAAGAATGGCGCGATCAAAATGTTGTGTTTTATGAAGAGTTAGAACTTACTCCGGCTGGCCTAAAACATCAAATGATCACGTTACGTGAAACATTCTTACCTGTGTTACAACGGATTGATCTAGCCAAAGAATAATGTTACTAATTGTAACCGGGCCGCAAGGCTCGGGCAATCATCTTTTTAGTAAAATCTTTGCGCTACATGCAGATGTAGTTGGATGGAAACAGTTAAATCAACAATACTGGATTGGGCATGACCTGGAACCCTTTGCCAACTACTGGAAAAATCCTAAGTTACTAGAATCATTCTCTTGGGATCAAGACTATTACGTAACCAGCATCAGTTGTCCATATGTTTATCGCGGAGAAACAGTTGTTCCTGAGTATGATGAATTTATCAGTCGCTGTACAGTTCCGGTTCGGTTGGCCATAATAGGTAGAGATCAAACTATATTACAGTATCAGCAGTCAAGAGTTCGTGGTAAGGAAACCAAACAAGAATTTTTAAACATAGTTGATGGTCTAATGAAATACAATCCGGTGTTTATCAGCCAAGAATTGTTGTATTTGTATGGTGCTAACTACGTTCAATCTCTAGGACAACAGTTGGGATTTCCAGTTAGTCAAGACGCAACAGCAATACAAGAAATATTACGAGAAGATGCAAATCGAAAGTATATCGAACCAGTGATTGCTCATTGGCTTGATGAAGAAGTTAAACGAGCAAGTAGAAAGCCTAAATGAAATATATCTTTATAGCCGGTGCTCCTGGCTCAAAATGGAGCAGTGTAGCAAAAAACATTTATTACAGTCCTGATGTGGACCGCACTGATCACACCAAAGCCCGCACCTATTATCATGATGCTTCGGGCGAAATGTTGCTGATGCATCAAGGTGCTTATTTTGATCCCGGCATGGAGTTTGACCTACCAGTAGATCTTACTACACTAAGTCGAGCAGAACTAGAACACCGCTTTGACGAGCCGTTTAGCGGTACAGGTGTGCGCATTATCAAAAGCCATATATTTTGTCATAATATAGCGTTTCTTCGTTATACCTGGCCAGATACACCTATCATACTGGTGCACCGCGGGGACGACGCCTGCTTGGGTTGGTGGGTCAAGTGTGGCCATTTTAACATTACCTATCCCAGCTACACTAAGTATTACAAAGATTTACGTCAAATGGCAGTAGAAATCAAGCGACAAAATAGTGACATGCGAGCACACTGGGATTTTGCCAGTTTTGTTTATGACAACGTTGGCCTGTGTGATCGGTTAGGCATAGCCGCGCCACCAGAACCATACAGACAAACGTATGCCGACCACAAAGTAAGGGTAAAAGTATTATGAGTCAAAGTAGTTGGGAAATAACAAAGCAACGCAGCACATATCATTTTGATAATTTTAGATTTGATCCAGATCAGGACAAAGTCACATCCTTAGGAAGTTTAGTGCCGTTTTGGCAAGCAGAACTAGACCATATAGTACAATTGGCCCAGCCCAAGACCTGGCGCACTCGCGGACGCGGTGCTGACCGTCCAGCAGAAGAATACGATCAAGAAGACTACGACCTTGAACAGTTTGGTTACGGCAAAGATCACGTCGTGGCTGATCTGACCTGGGACGTGCCTGCGATATTTGAAAAACTTGTCTTGTGGTTTGGTATGGACAACTGTAAGATGCGTCTGCATGTTCAACAACCTGGACAGGTTTGGAACTTGCACCTGGACAAATTGGAAAAATGGAATCCTGATGATCCATCTAAAGTCATGCGAGTCATGGTTGCTCTCAACGATTGGGAACCTGGACACTTTTTTAGCTACGGCAACTATGTTCACGCAGGCTGGCGTGCCGGCGATGTTCACACGTTTGACTGGCAAAACATTCCACACTCTACTGCCAACGCAGGACATGGTCCTAGGATTACCTTACAGATAACTGGAGTAGTAACCGATCGTACCAGAGAGTTTTTAAGGCAACTCAGAAGTCGTTCACCATTTGCATTTTAAGGAAATTATATGACACAACGCATTTTAATCATGGGCTTGCCAGGCGCAGGCAAAACAACCTTGGCTGGCGCACTCAAACGATATTTGGAGGAGCACGGCGATATCACTTATAGTCGAGCTCTGCAAGAGTTAATAAATCCCCGAGTCGAGGTCACGTGGTTCAATGCCGACGACATTCGCCGCAAGTACAACGATTGGGATTTTAGTCAAGATGGGCGTATCCGTCAAAGTTTGCGTATGTTCCAGTTCAGTATGGAAGCCGGCGGCGACTATGTTATCTGCGACTTTGTTGCACCCTTAGTCGAACAGCGTAACAACTTCAAAGCAGACTGGACCATCTGGATGGATACTATCCGCGAAGGGCGATATGCTGATACTAATGCGGCCTTTGTTGAACCCGAACAATATGACTTCCGTGTCACAGAACAAAACGCAGAAAAATGGGCCGAGTTTATTGGCGAACACATTGTGGCCAATCGCCGTAGACCCACGTTCAACTGGCAGGCTGAAAGTGCTTTATTATTAGGAAGATATCAACCCTGGCACGATGGTCACAGAGCGTTATTTGACCGCGCTATTGCTAAATCTGGACAGGTAATTATACAGGTCCGTGATTGCCAAGGTTGGAACGGATCTAATCCATTCGAATTTGAAAAAGTTAAAACATTTATCAAACGAGACCTTGATCCATTGTATCAAGGGCAATATGAAATAATGTTAGTTCCTAATATAACTGAAATCGTTTATGGAAGAGATGTTGGGTACAAAATAACACAAGAAACATTTGATGATAAAATTCACTCTATTTCGGCTACCAAAATTAGAAAGACTCTGGGCCTTGAGTGATACTGCTGTGCGTAGCTTGGCCAAGGCCATCAGCTGGCGTATAACCGGAACCATAGATACCTTTGTGATTAGCTGGATTATCACTGGCGAGCCTTTGCTGGCCAGTGGTATTGCTCTCACAGAAATCATGACCAAAGTAGGACTATATTGGCTACATGAACGAGTCTGGACTAGAATCTCCTGGGGGCGACTGTAACATTTGATCTGCTAAATATTGGTATCAACAAGAGGTATCAATACAATGCAAATTACACAAGAACAACTAAGTCAGATTCTGCCAGGCAATCCCTACATCGAACACTGGTGTGATGCCCTGAACAAAATCTTACCAGATTATGATATCACTACACCCCAGCGTGTAGCGGCATTTTTAGGTGAAACCTATGTGGAGTCAGCTGGTTATACAGCCCTACACGAAAACTTGAACTACACAGCACAGAGTCTTTGCCGTGTATGGACCAGTCATTTTACTCCAGATATTGCAGACCAGTATGCTCACAATCCCGAACGGATTGCCAATCGTGCCTATGCTGGACGTATGGGCAACGGTGACGAAGCATCGGGTGATGGCTGGAAATTTTGCGGCCGCGGATTAATTCAAGTTACCGGTCGTTCTAACTATCAAGCATTTGCTGATTCACTACAAATGAATATTGACGATGTTCCTGCATTCTTAGCTACATTTGAAGGTGCTGTTCAGTCAGCTTGCTGGTTCTGGGAAAACAACAACTTAAATCAATATGCCGATTCGGGCAATATCAAAGAACTTAGTATTAAAATCAACGGTGGCGAATTAGGGTTACCTGAACGTGAACAACATTGTACACGTGCTTATCAGATCTTGAGTGCATAATG